CTCTTCAACATAAATTCTGCCTGAGCTTGTCCAATTGTCCCAACTTTCACCATATCGTTTATCTTATCTATACGTGTACTATCATCTATATACTGCATATCTAAAGATAAATCAGGAGCATTAGTTTTTAACGCTATTTCGTCTATCATCGGTGCAACATAGCTTATCAGATTTTCATAATACAAATTTTTAATTTGCTGGCTATTGCTATGTTGGCTTTCTGTTCTATTACCACCCCCTAACATATCCACTGGAACACCAAAAGCTTTACTAATTTGACTTGCTGAGTATTCGGCATTTGTATTTAAAGCTTTAAAAACATCGGTTTTCATCTCAAATTGACTAAATGTAGAATTTGAGTCAAGAACCATCAGTCTTCCGCTGTTATTACCGTTATTCGCCTTCTCGAACGCATCTCTTGCAGCGTCGGCGTCTCCCTGTTCCAACAGAGCGTTACTAATTTGAAGCACTGATGTTGGATTAATGCGATTCTTTATCAAGTTTAAGCTCTGGTCAGTGCTTGCCGTGGCTATTGTTAGTTCTTTGGTTAAACTTTCTAACGGGGACATACCAACTAAATACTGATATGTAGAATCAGGCATAAGCCTAAAATGAAGTATTTGGTCTTGCGACAACATGCGTGTGGGATGATTATTATATTTAGCTAATTCATAAATCGCTCCTTGATCACTACCATCAATATCAATACTTATAATTGATGACGGTGGCATTTGTTCTAAATAGTCTAAATCAAGAGGTACATAAGCATTACCGCTCAACAAAAGCTGCACAATTACACCTTGCCAAAATGAAAAACGACCTATCAACTTTGATGGTTGATTAAGTCGTTCGCTTATATAAGTATTTTCTGTTTTGAAGTTTGCGCTAGCAATATCACTAGCTATGCGGTTAATAACACTGAAAATATCACTATTCTTTAATGCGCTTGCACCGCTAATGTAACTCACTGGTAGTCCAGATATTTGTGAAATGATTGGATCATATCCGTGTGTACTTGGATAAGTATCATCACTAATTTTATGTTGCCGATTTCTCGAAGTCATCAAACCCATTCATCTATTCCCTCCTTTCTTCTAAACTAAGTATCACAGCCATAACTATAAATAATAATCCAGAAATAAAGAAACCGACAATCAAGTTAAAATAAAAAGCTCCAACGTCAATTAGAGCGATTCCTAGAATAAAAAGTATTACCGATAGCCAATCTTGAATGAATTCGAATACTCTTTTAATACAAATTTTCATCATCCAAACATCCTCTTAAAATATTCCTTCTTCTGTTCTCGGTTCAAGTCATTAAAGGGATTATAGTCATCCCCTTTGAAGTCTTCAAAGTAAAATTGTGCCCCCGTATGCGCATTAATTAGAGCATCAGAAGTATCGATATGGTCACTCGTACGATTCATGCGGTCAATCTTAACAGCACCGCCCCTGTCCTCTATCAATACAGCATTAGTAAATCCATCAATTAACAAAGGGTCATCTAGTATAGCTGCATTGCCATTAATAAATTGACCTTGCAAATCCTTGGTTGGGTTTGATAAAACTTGTGAAGTTGGTCTAACGGTTGATACCGGCCACTCATCATGGTAATTTTCAATACGTTTTAATAGCCAATCAGATAAATTAGGATCTAACGCAATCATTTTAACTTTCAAGTCATTGTCAGCAATAAATTGTTCTAACCAATGATAGACCTGATCTTTGTCAATTGTTCCTTCTGGGCTTCTAGTTATCTGACACATGCCAAGTAACTCTAACTCTCGATAGTTAATACCATCTTGTTTCTCTTTTGCATCGATTGTCTTAGCCTGTGCAAATGGAATAAAGCTGAATTGTTTACAAAAAAATTTTTCTTTGTGCGCTTCTTTAAATGGAAATATAAATCCAAATGACGTATTATCATTGCTTTGACTACCATCAAATCCAATGTAAACATCTCTGCCTTTTATATCAAAATCTGATATGATGTTTTTTTGAATATTTTCTAGTGACAAGTAACTGTTTTGAAACTTTTTACTCCAGATATTGAGTGACTTATTGACAAATGTTGCTAACTCACCACTTCTATCGGCATCATCTCTATCTTTGATTAGACTATTAATCTCTGATTTGTATTTTTCCTCACTCATTTCATTTAAGTTTGGATTTGATTTATGCCAAATGTCATCTTCAAAAACTTCATTTTCACTATCTTGAGCGTAAATAATTTGAAAAGTATTATCAGCTTCACGTAAATCATCTTGTTCAATAATTTTGCGCATTAGGTCTTGGTCTTTTTTAAACTTAACCTTGGCATTTGGGTACGCAGTAGATATCTTGACGAACATACGGTTTTTAATACCGTTTTGTCCTGAAGTTATTTGTCTAAGCGTTTCATTTTTGTCTGGTTTTAGATTACCGATTTCATCATAAACAGCTATAACATTATGAAACGAATCGAAACCGCCTCCTTCAGAAGTACCTTTACGAATTGTATTCTTACTGATACGACCGATTACTTGTTGTGTTTGCGCATCCACATCATTTTCTTTAGCCCAAGCAGAGAATTCAGGCATTTTTAACAGCTTTTTAGCTTGAATAGAAACATCGTTGAACAGCTTCGTTGCATGCTCACTATCATAACTCGCTACTAAAAAATCTTGTGATGTTGCTTCAGCAGCTACCATAAAGTAATAGAAATTGACTAGCATAGACGCTATAAATGTTTTTCCTTGTCTACGAGCTACACTAATGTTAGATATGGTAAATCTAGTGCCATTTTCTTCCGTACGCCAACCTAACAGGCTATCTAATATGAATGATTGCCAGTTGTATGGCTTCAAAGTCACTTTAAAATTATCGGGGTTGGGGAGTATTCTAGTAAAATGTTCAATCATAGTGACATAATCAGTATCATAATGATAAGGAAAGTCGCTGTCACGCTGACGGCCTAAGTCTTGCATGTGCCTGAAACAAGCTAATTGTGCATCTCTACCAGTTATGTATTTATCAGTAAACAAAACGTCGAATGCATATTGCGTAGCTGGATCATTGTATTTATCAAGATAACGTTTATATCTTCTTTTTTCTGACTTAACAGCGCTTTTTATATCCGTTACGCCTACTAAATTAAATTTCTGCACCAAAACTAACTAACCTCAAATTGTTATTTTCGCCATTTACATTTGTTGTTATATCACTAGGAACTAGCTGACCAGAACGCGAGTCAAAAGATAGACCTAAATCAGCAGCAAGCGATTTAAGTGTTTTAATACTATCGTTCATTATTGAATATGCAGGGTTTTTCTTGCTGAAATCAACAACTTTTTTTCCTTCTTCATCGATTGTATAAGCAAATATTCCCTGTTGCGATACATTTTCCTCAGCCATTCTGTATGTTGAGTAAGAAGAACAAAAAGACTCTAGATTAACTGTATCAATCTGTTTTATCGTTCCCAGTTTCTTTAAGTCCGGAACTAGCTTTCTCCATAATGCCCGACCGATATCGTCTAAATGATTCGGAGCAGTATCTTGTAAATCGTTTAGTTCTCCCTGCTTTTCTTGAAATTCTTTATTTCTTTCTCGTCTGTCAGAACGAAGTCCGTCATCAGTTCTTGTTGTTCTTTTTCGACCAGCATTTCTTTTATTTACCACAAAAATATCCCCCTTTCTGACAATGTTTGTGCTATACTTTATGTACGAGCAACACCCGTTAAACGTTGATATAAAAGCGTTTCAAAGTTTTAAATTACCCATTTTGAAAATTTTTAATTTCGTCATTTGCGGAAATTTAGGACGCCACCTTGTGACGCTCCCCTCCAACAACCCCACCCCGGGGTATTTTTTATATATACACGTACAATAAGCACATTCATGCCTAGTTTTTTAATCATATGTCATACTTTTTGAAGATATTTCTTAATTAGTTGTCCACATCTGTATATACTAACAAGGTTCGTGACCACTCTGTTATTAGCATATACGTAAGGCTCTTTTTTTATAATTTCTATATTAAGCCTTAGCCTATTTAAATAACTTAAATTAACTTTCGAGGTATTTTTTTGTTTAGTTATTTTCATTTTTGTTTTCTTTCAGCATAAAATCATTTCTCAAAGTATTCAATGATTAATAACGAATATCAATCAACATTGTTTATCAATTGTCAATAGGAAACTTATAAAAAAAGAATAACAATCAAAAGTTTGTTTTTCTTAACCATCAATCAATCTTCTTCCAATTGTTGATCACGTTTCTTTGTTGCATTCAATATCCATTGTCGAACATCATCACGTTGCCACGACTTGCTCACGTCTATGTTCTCTATTGATAGCCCATCAGTATATATGTCATCCTCTAGCAACCCCTTGTACCAGTGACACCTCTTACATATCACCCATAAGTTGCCCTTGTCTAGTTGCTTACGTTTATCTATCTTTCTGGGGATGATATGATCTACAACTAAGTAACCCTTGGTCGTACTTGTACGTCCACAACACTCACATGTAAACATAGCCTGTTGTTTGAGTCCTACCGATAAATACTTCCACGTCTTATTATGGTAGAACTCATTAGCTTCCTTATCGCGCCTGTTAGCATTATAGTCTCGTTGTTGTCTCTTACGTTCATAAGATGACTTAGGTTTAAACTCTGGCTTAGGTCGATACATAGCCTTGTGTATCTCACAGTATGGATTGTCTTGCGCATAAGGTATGGTATTGTGACAGTCGGGCTTGCGGCATATCTTTACTCTAGACATCAAGTCTCACCGATAACTACTTCTTCTGTTTCATAGTGATATCGAAGACGATGTATTCTCTGGCTATTTTCGTTGATAAGAAGTTCGCCTAATGCTTTTTTAAAATCAATTTCGTTATGGAAAACTTTTCTTTTGGTTTCAAGCGGTGTTCCAGCTAGGCCAAATGACTTATATTCATAATTAATTATCCACATTTGATTGCCTCCTTAAATTTATGTATACAAAAAGCCCAACTCAATTTAATGAGCTGAGCTTACATCACTTGAACAAACTCCAAATACTTTTGGTTGTCTTGTGATAAACACTATTTTTTACTGACTTACTAGGATTAGTTATGAAGCCAGTTCCTTTCTTGCCATACGCAGGATTGATAGCTGACTTAACTGCTCGCTTAGCACGTCCAGTTGTTCTCGCGCTGATAGATTTCTTGATTGATAGCGTTCTCATTCCAAACTTCATATACTCATACCTCACTTTATGACTACATTATAGTTCTTATTGACAGCCATTACATAACGCTCTCCTTTTCACTGCAAAATAAAAAGCGCTTATGCGCTTAAAATTAAGAATACTTGTTAAATATGTATTTCTTGCAGTCTATTCATTTGTTCCTTCTAAAGGTCCTTCTTGTAAAATGGCATCATCTTTTGTGGTTTCTTGTACACCATGTGC